CTGCCTCTTCATGGTGATGTAGTTGACCACATTATATTCTCTCCTCAGTATGCTGGTATTATGTATAAGAAATCAGTTAATGACCAATGGAATAAGGATATTGGATACGACTTTGTAGAGTATGGTAATCAACCACTTAACTTAGGAAACATGTCTGATTTTATCTGGGGGCATGAGATGGAAATGATATATAAGAAATGCTATGATACACTGAAGCCTAATGGTAGCATGACACTAATAGTCAAAGACCATATAGAGAAAGGACAGCGAGTTCAGCTGGTTCAGAAGGCTACTGATGCTAGTATCAGGACAGGCTTCATTCATAATCCAGATGAACACTTCAAGTGGGCTGCACCAGGTATGCCATATACAGCTGCTAGGAGAGCAAAGGGAATAGAAACTGTTGACGATGAATCAATAGTTATATTAAGAAAAGGAGGCTAACATGGAAAGACCAAACTGGGATGAATACTTCTTAAACATTGCTGCTGAGATAGCACAACGGGCTACATGCCCAAGGGCACAGGTAGGAGCAGTAATAGTCAAAGACCACAGAATCATATCCACTGGCTATAATGGAGCAGCTGCTGGAGAACCTCATTGCTACGATGCTGGCTGCATCATGGAGAATGAGCATTGCCAAAGAGCTATCCATGCTGAAGTCAATGCTGTTTGCCAAGCAGCCAAGTTTGGACTATCAGTAGACGGTGCAGACTTATACTACTGGGATAGTGAGAATAGACCAGAATCCTGCCATAACTGCATACAGGTAATGAAGGCTGCTGGTATAAAGGCTGTTATCTCAATAGGCAGCGGAATCAATGCTGGGTTTGTTAAGAGGTTAGAGCTAAGCAGTCTCATATGATTACCTACTACCACAAAGATGCCAAGCAAGCATCCAAGGAGTATATCCTACAACTCCTATCTAATCCTCCACCTGCTATAGGTATAGATGTAGAAACTCCTACCACAACTGAGCGAATGCCACTTGGCTTTGCTATATCATTCTCACCAGATGAGGCAATATACTTCCAGCTATATCCTGAGCATCCTGAAGAGTTGAAGTTAGCAGTACCTCTCCTCTCCAATCCTAACATCACCAAGATTGCTCACTATGCTCTATTTGACCTATCAGTATTACCGCTTATACCTGAACTAATTGGATTTGATAGAACCAACATATTTGACACTAATACTGCTGCTAGACTAATTGGTAGAGTTGAAACTGCACTTGAGGTTCTTGCACCAGAAGTAGGCATGGATGTTGAAGGTGCTAAGACATTTATGGCTAGGCTAGGCATCAAGAATATGATGGATGCTCCGCCACAAGAATTAGCTAATAAATGCCAAAAGGATGCTAGAGCTGCTCATGCCTTATACTTCAGATATAAGTCTCACATAGACAAATACTATAAGGAATACTTCAAAGTTGAAACAGCAGTAGTTCCTATCCTCATAGATATGAGCCTGCGAGGCATAGCTATAGACCAGCATGCTAGAGCTGAGATGGAAGCTAAGACTGTTGAGGAGGTAGAATTCTATAAGAAGCTACTCCTAGATGCTGGCATTGAGAAGCCAGGTAGCCCTCAGCAAGTAGGCTATATCCTAGGCAAGCGTGGCAATTTCCTTCCATTAACCAAAAGTAAGAAGCAACTATCCACTAATGAATCTAATCTACAATTCCTAGATGACCCTATAGCTCAGGCTATATTAGAATATAGGGGTAAGAGTAAGCTACTAAATACTTATCTCCGCCCTATGGCTCAGATGGATAGATTCTATACAGAATTCTATCTTGATACTGCAGTCGGTAGACTGAACAGTAAGAATAGAAATATCCAGAATATACCACCAGACTGCAGACATATGCTATTACCAGATAGAGGATGCTTCACCAGTATGGATTATAGAATGGAGCATCTATATATCCTAGCTCATGTATCTGGCGATAAGGATATGCTCAATGTTCTCTATGACCCTGACCCTGTTAGAAGTGACTTACATCAGCATACAGCAGACAAGATGCACATCACTAGACATCTTGCTAAGACTGTCAATTATGCTATGCCTTATGGAGGAACAGCCAAGACTATATCTGACAATGGTAAGATTAGAGATAAGAACTTCTGTGGCAGATTACTTGATGATTGGTTCAAAGCTTATCCAGGTGCGGCTGACTGGATAATAAATGCTAGGAGAATAGGGGTAAAGGAAGGCTGGTCACTACCTACACTATTTGGTAGAAGAATAATTATCCCTGAAGAATACAATCGCTGGGGAGCATTATATGTTGAAGGTATGGAGAGGAAGGCAGTTAACTATCCTATCCTTGGTAGTGATGGAGAAATCATTAAGCGTGCATTTCTAGCCTGTTGTAATAAAGGATTAGGTCCTCCCATCATGGCTATTACTGCACACGACAGTATAGACTTTGATGGAGATGTTCAGTTGCCTGTTGATGAATTAGAAAATATCCCTGGCTTCCGTATTCCAGTTGAGGTAAAACAGACATTTACCTGGAGCTAGTTACAATCATCCCATTATCACGATTGAGACAAACCGACAGGCACAATGACAACACAACAGTTATATAGTATAAATGCAGGCTGCCCAGTAGCAACTAGCTGAACAGCCTGCACAAATAAGGAGGTGCTCACTACTATCGACAAGCAGTGAGTCCCTCGCTAATCCTCAATACTGATGATACTAGTAATCATCTCCCACCCACACCTTTATCGCTTTCCGCATACAGCCTTTCGCTTCCTCTATCAGATTAGCCATCATATAACTAACTACTCATTTGTCTTCTACTGCTATATGAGAAGTCTCCTATGAAGTTAACCTTATCTCTCCATATTGTCCAGACTTCATCTCTCCTCTCCATAGCATGTTCCTTATACTTATCTGCCAATGCCATGTTAGCATTAGCAATAGATTCATAATGGGATGCTTCTTGTAGATAAGTATTTATATCAACTAGTCTAGCCTCAGCTTCCCTAGCAAAGGTATTTGCTATACTCACATATCCATTTGACTGCTCAATGTAACTCCTGAGATTACCAAGTCTACTCTCAGCCTCACTAATATATCCTGTTGCTCTATTAACTATAACATTCTCCTTATTAACCAGTTGGACTACTGATGCTATCCTCTGTGCAGCTTCATCTATAAATCCTCTAGCTATATCAGCCCAACCAGATGCTTGTTCTATGTAGCTTCGTAGGTTGCTCGATCTCTGAGCTGCCTCCTGAGCATATATCATAGCAGCATTAGTTCTGCTAGTAGCATTCTGAGCTAGCAATTCCCTATTCCTCTCATGTGGAGCTATCAGATTATTCCTAGTAGCTTCAGCAAACCTAGCGTATGCTAGTGGAACTTCCTGTCCTTCTCCTCCATCAGCTATAGCATTTAAGAAAGCATCCCCATCATCCAGATACTTCTTAACATCAGGAGCTGCTCCTCCATCCAGATAATTGGTAGTTCCCATATAATCATCTATAGCACCATCAGCAGCAGTTAAATCATCTGCCACACTATCCAGATAAGTATTCATAGCATCCACAGCAGTTAGTATAGCAGTCCTTAGCCCTGCTATATCTGTGGTTATCTTTGTTAGCCAGCTCTTAGCATCCTCACTAGTGTTATCCTCCATATATGTAGCTACCTTATCTAATGCTGATGCTGCATCTGCAAGTCCAGTATTTATATCTGTTGGGTCTCCAGCATCTAGCTCACTATTGGCAGCGTCTTGTGCAGCAAGTATAGCAGTCCTCAGTCCAGCTATGTCAGTAGTAATATCCTCCAATACTCCAGCCGCATCTTTATCGCTGTTGTTATCTAGATACTTCTTTATATTATCTAGTGCAGTTCCTAATGCTGTCTGGGCTGTAGTGGCAGATGCAAGATTAGTCCTAGCATCATCAAAGTCATCTGATGCTTGATGGTTGAAATATAATGCTCTCTGGAATAGAGCATATGCAGATGCAGCTAGGATAACAGTATTATCTAGAAATGGTGGACAACTTCCTGGCTCTTCATCCTCAGGCATAGTATGAGGAGCTTCATAGTATATCCTCAGTATCTTACCTGATGATAATGCTGCCTGTCCTTCTGACTCAACACCACCAGTTATTGTCAGCAGATTAGCAAATATCTCCCAGCTAACAAAGTTCTGTGGGTTCTGGTTAGCTGGATATTCTACTCTTGTAACCCTGATAAATCCTACCATACCATCTACAGCATCTATATAATCAGATAAATCTATGGTATGATAATTCTCTATGATAGTAGATGTGAGAGTAATATCAAATGTTAGTTCCCTTGGTAGAAATCTGCTGAGGTCTGCTAGTCCTCTCTCTACAGCTCTCTCAAGGTCAGTAGCTTCCCATTCTCCCTCAGCAACATCACTGAGATCTATTCTCAAACCTGATAATATAGTATTTAATGTCTTTCCTGGCATATTGCCCTCCTATATGTAGCCATAGTTTCTCCTTATCCCTCTAGTTCTTTTGATATGTCCATATATCTCCTTATGTATCTGCATACTCGTATGTACCACAAACTCTTATTAAAATTAGCACATCTTCACATCCTGCCAGTATCCTCATAGACAACCGCTGACTAATGACTGGAATCGTTATTTCTCCTATACCTAAGTCATTCGCTATGGTAGCCGCAACATTTCTGACTTTGCCAGGATTATAGGCTTCGTAGGGGTGGAATTGGATATAGCGGTTAATATCATTAGCCCCTTCGTTATCAGACAGGAAAACATCTATTATCATCCCTACCTCTGTAGCTGCTATCTTTGTTGACAGGTCTATTGTGAAAAACCACTGCTCACCAACTGTCTGACATAGGGTTGTAATTACATCATCATCTGCCCAATCATCAGTCGAGGACGTAGTTGTTATTGTATTTGTGCCTATGTTGATAGCCTCAATCAGTCGTTCGTTGCTCCTAGTAGTATTGTAAAGAACAATGCGCCCCCAGTACATATCACCATCATAGGTTAAAAGGTTTTTAAGGTGGTTCTCATCAGTCTCCCCATCATAAACGACAGATGTAGCCGTAGGATTTCCATTTATCACGGCAGCAAAGGGAGATGCATCGGCGTTGCTTATTCTGAGGATATAGCCACTCTTAGGAGTGAGTATAAGATTTGAAAGCCTAGCACTACTGGCACCAAAGGCTTGAGTCAACTGTGCTCCGCCTATTACATCAACACTACCAGAATGAAGTAGGGTATTAGCCCCAGCCCCATGCACGCCTATAGCGGCAGCGTTATGGTCAAACATATACTCGGAAGTAGGTGCTTTATGTGCTTCATCTTCTGTAGGGGGATTCTCTAAGAAGTCATCTATATCTTCAATTCCACCAGCATTATCATCTACATACTTCTTGGTAGCTGCATCTTGGTCTTCATCAGGGTCAACTACATTATGAATCTGATGAGTATTCATATCTAGGTCTTCTGCCTGAGAACCCAGAGCAGTATCCGTTCCTTGAGTATGCTTCTTGCTTACAGCATCTGCAACTTCTGCATCTGTATTAGTAGCATCAACTGGAAGACCATCGCTATTAGCTTTAAGTATCTGATTCTCAGTCGCTTCTGATGTATGGTCATCTGTAGAGGTCATTGCATGCTGTCTGTCATGTGCTTGGGCTACTGCTGCTTCAGTGTCAGCTGGCTCTAAATAGATAGTATCCGTTCCTGAATCATTATAAGCTCCAGTTCCAAAGCCATCATCATAGAGGTCATTGTTGATTACTTTATTTTCGTTGCAGTCAGCATTGCTTATGTTAATGCCGTATCTGGGCTTATTCGCCAAGGCACCAGCTCGGCAGGTGTTGCCTTGGATGTTGTTGTAGTCTGAGCTTAATAAGTAGATGTTGTCGTATGTATTATCGGTCTCTTGGGAGTTTTCAACGCAGGTGTTGCCGGTAACTGCATTATTGTTGGACTCGCCAAGGGCAATGCCTACACCATTCCCTTGGCAGATGTTGCCAGTAACCGCATTGCCGTTGGAATTGCCAAGGGCAATGCCTACTTCATCACTTCCCTGGCAGGTGTTGCCGCTGAGTTTGTTATTGTCGCTGTAGTCAAGGTTAATTCCAATGTAATTCCCCTGACAGTCGTTATTGTCTATCCAGTTGAAATCAGAAAGTGCAAGATAAATACCACATAAATAATCGCCTTCACCTTCGGGGAATCTCCTTAAGTAAACATTCTGAATCAGTGAGTAGTCCACGTACTCCCAGTAGATGCCGCAATCACCAATATCAGCACCATCTATCTGAAGGTCGGCGATGACTATTCCCGTTAGTTCGGTGCCATCTCCGCCCACGGCACTAAGGAATACGAGGTCAGCAGTGGCAGTGGTCAAAATAGTGTTCCTGCCGCAGCCTTGTAAAGTCTGGTTAGTGTCAAGGTCAATTTGGACTTCACAGTTGAATGTTCCAGATGATAAAACTACCTTCCCACCAGTAGCAGGTAGAGCGTCTATAGCAGCCTGAATTTGCACATGGTCGTCTGTGCCATCACAGACATAATCTGCACATGATCTTATATGAGCTGGAGCATCCAATGCCGCTACTAGATAAGTAATAGCTCTACCACCAATAAGAGATGGATGAGGAGTAGGAGAACCAGAAGCTATAGGAACAAACATCCGCCTCTTCTCAAAGTCAAGCTCATCAGGTCTGACGAACATTGGCTTGTCTTCTGGTCTTCTACCTGAATACTTCCTTCCCATATTACTTCTTTCCTTTTGCTTCTGAACCCTTGAAGGCATCTGTAGTCTGCTGTGATGGTTCCTTTCCAAACAACTTCTTTATACCTTCTATTATTATAACAATAGGCTGAGATTCAAACATTGCCTTACCTACTAATCTAGCAGCACTGGCAGCTAAGTCTAGTATAGGTCTATCTACCCAAGATGATTGAAGTGTAGGTGGATGAGCAGGAGCAGTTGTCTTAGTAGATACTACTGGAGCTGAAGGAAACATAGCATCATAAGCATCCTGATTAAAGGTTATTAACTCTCCTTGCCTTCTACCTCTAGCCTCAGCACCAGCAAATGCTTCATCTGGCGTTCTAGGAGTGGGTGGTTTCTCAGGTTCTGCAACTTCTCCAGCAATCTTCTTTACAGCAGCTTCTGCTACATCCACATCAAATCCTAAATCACCAAGTGCAACTTCCATACGATATAGTCCAGGATGATATATTCTTCTTATGGAAGATACTCTAGCCATATTGTCAGTAGGAAATTCTAGTATTGCACTATCAACTGTTTCTCCGTATCCTACACCCTCAATGTTGGATGCAAAGGCTCTCACTCTATATGGTAATCCACTATCAAGTCCTGCTATATCTAGTGAGTATGCTCCTACACTGTAACCATCATAATCTTCCTCATCTACTACATCATCATCTATATCTGGGTCTCCTGATGTTGCTTGTATGTAGCAGAAGCCTCTCCTATTACAGTATCCTCCAGTGTTAGTAATATATCCATTAGCTTTCAATGCTACTAATGTTCTTTCAGTGCAAGGATGAGTCTCAACAGTAGGTGCCGACGGGCTTCCTACATCAAGATATGTAAACTCCAGATGACTCTTTATTACACCACCAGATGCCCAGACTATTTCTAACCACTCATTATCTGATTGAGATGTTTCAGAAATATCTTTGCTAGACCTTAATCCAAAAGGCACATAGCCTCTAGCAGGGTGGTCAGTCATATAGCTTCGTATAAATGCTATAGCAGCAGCAGATAGCTCTACCTCATTCAAGCTACCTATATTCCAATCAGCCGAGTCTATTTCTGCTAGGACTGTTACTTCACCTACTATATCTCCATAATGACTTTCTCTTCCTGGTGCATATATATCATCTCCAGATACTAGACATAAAGTAAATGCAGTATCATCATGTAAGTCTCCTCCCCAAAGCTTAAGCTTAGCTGCCATTAGGCGGTCTGGATGCCCCATAAGATTAGTAGGTATAGTAAACATAGCTATAGTTCTATATATCTGATATGTTGGAGCTCCTACTAGCTGACCTGCATAGGTAATATCTGGAGTTCCATAGACATCATAAGGATTTTCAGTTCCTTCTGCTGCATCGTGGGCAGTAGCATAGACATTGTTATCAGCATGGTAAGAATGTCTGCTATAAGGTCCTTTATCTTCTACTACTATTTCCATGTTACCTGCTATCCACTATTGCTATATTATCATACAACTCTAACCTGCTATCATTAGGAGCAACCATACGACCTGCTAGCTGTTCAAACCTTGCTCTATATAATAATGCCTGTGCTCTGTTATCTACATCATCCTGAGAAGTTAATGAACCTGACAGAACAACTCTGATAACATCAGCATAGGCAGCTATCTCATCATCATCTGATGCTTCACCAACTATGTAGTCAGCCCATAGTCCATCATCTCCTTCATTACCATAGACTAGGAAATGATTAGGTATAAGGGCATTGGTTCTTTCTATATACTCATAGAAATATGGCACTGCGTTTGAGTAGAATGTTAAGTCGGCTGCATCCTCATCAGTAGGATACTTAATCTCCCACTCCAAATCATCCAGAGGCTTTAGATAGCTAGCAGTCATATTCAGGAGTCTATATATGATAGCATCAGCATATTCAAAAGGCTGAGCATTGATGTCAAACTGAGGCTGAAGAGAGTCTATGATACCATCATCTTCTACTAGAGCATTGAGAGTCATTGCTGGGTCTATCTCACCAAGGATATATCCTATGATGTCATAGATGGTATCTTCAGTGTAGCTGGCAGTATATAATGGAGGACTTCCTAATCTGATAAGATTCTCTCTGAGCTTAGTCCACATACCTTCAAGTTCTAATAATTCCCACAGCTTACCACCAGCAGATACAGTTTGTTGATGCTTGACCCACATACGAGGAGAAGCAGGTTCATTAGTACCATCTCCAAGATATTCCTTACCAGCTCCAGTTACATATCCATAGCCTATCTCTATCCAGTATCCAATAAGCTGTGGTATGTCTCTATCCTTATTGCGGAAGATGATAGTAGCATAATCATTGTAAGGCTCTTCCACATGGTCTATTAGTATGATACGGTTGCCATAAGCAGAACTATCTGATGATAAGTCTACATCATTATCGCCAGTGTGCTTGAAGAGGAGCTTGAAGTAAGGAGTCTTAGATGCTGCCTGTTGTGCTGCCAGGTATGTTTCTGATACTGACCTAGCCATTGTATTAGCATCCTTCTCCTATTATATAGGGTCTATCCCACGAATATAAAATGTTCTGGTAGCCGTAGTCTGAACAGCACTCAGAAGTATAGTTACATACCTAGCACAAACATTCTCAAAGAGATTTACAGCAGCAGTAGCTTTGGCTTTAGTAGCATGAGCAGCATCTCCAATATGGTCGTCGGTAGTATATGCTAAGAAGGAGTAAGGCTGAACTGCAGTATCACCTGTTACCCTGCTAGGCTTAATTGTTACAGTGGCCTCATCAATAGCAGGACTGTAGACTTGGACATGACGATACTCTGCACCAAGGTCAGTCTCAGCTGATACAGCTGGGTCTGCATCTTTGGTCACTGTTACCGTCTTCCATGCACCTGTTCTTATTCCCATTGATTCCTCCTTATGCGTCTATTTCTACACCATAAAGATATGTAGGAGTTCGTAGTGAAAAGCCTGAGCTTGATTCACCAGTAATATACTTACCAGCCTCAAATGTTCCTAGAACATCTTGCATCCCAACTGTTGTTCCTCCCTTACTAAAGTGCAGAACCTCTCTAGATATTGCACCGTCAGCACTATCGCTCTCCCCAATCCGCCCTCTGTTAGAAGCGTAATCGAGGTAATAGAGCACCTTACCTGCTATGTAAATCTTTCCAGCAGGCACAACATAGTTGTCTCCATCTGTATCATGCAGAGTCTTAGGAGCAGAATCAGTGGCATCGGCAGGTAGTATTAAGAGTTTAATATCGTTATAATCTGTGCAAATGTAGCCTCCAATGTCATACTGGATAGTAACAGCTGGAGTTGCTAGCACTTCAACTCCATAAAGAACGGTTGGAGTTCTAAGCTGCTTAGAGTTATCAGACGATTCAGCGGTAATATATTTCTCAGCAGCAAACACACCTATGACATCACTTGTGTCAGGAAAACCTGTTCCAGTCCCAAAGGCTAACACATCCTTGGTTATTACTCCACCTGAACTGGCAGCTTCTCCTATTCTCCCACAAGTTACATCGAAGTCTAGATAGTGGGTAACTCTACCTGCTATAAATACTGAACCCGCTGGAACTTGATAGGCAGCATCAGTCTCAACATCATACATAGCTCTAGGAGTATCATCATCAGCATTAGCAGATAGATAAAGAACCTTGAGCTTACTATAATCACTAAACTCAATGCAACCTATTCTATGAGTTAGAGCTGTTGTTGTCGGCTTAATATGAGTACCCATTATTCTTCTACTCCTAGTATAGTAATTGTGCCGTTACTACCACCAACAGCGTTCTTGAAATATAGAGTGCTTAGGTCTACTCTGGTAAATCCGACTGTATCATCAGCATCCACTGGATAAACTTCAGTTCCTGACTTTCCCAATAGCATATTGTTGGTAGTTACAATGATAACAGCATCTCGCAACTTCTTGGCAGTTGTTTCAAATCTGGTAGCAGCATCATTTGTCATAGTCATAGTCTTACTATATACATTCCCACCAAACTGCTCTAGAACTTTCATAGAGTGATGTGTAATTTCGGTTATATCTGTTCCTCCAGAGTCCACCAGCCGAGCTGTAGTTCTTATCTCTACCCAGTTAGTTCCATCGTAGGTAATATACAGAATACCAGTATCGTGTTCAAAGAATGTGGAACCTATTGGAGTATCGTGAGTTGCAGCAGTAGGCTTAGTATCAGTAGACGCTCCTACATAATGATGAGCCTGAATTGGAATCTTACTTACAGTCATTTTAGATTCTCCTTACTAATAGTTAAGCTCCTTACCAGTCTTACTCCTAGCCATCCCGTATGCTTTACCAGCACAGTACTTCTGCTGGTCTTCAGCACCAGGTGGAGCAGGCTGGCTCATACATAATTCTATCTCAGCAGATACAGCAGCTTGGATTTGCTGGTCTGTTGAATCCTTTGTTAAACTATCCATTGCTGGATTAGGCATAATATCCTCCTAGTCAGTATTCTCCTTATGCTGCTTCTTAGCATATTCCTGAAGAATCGGGCGATTATACTTCATCAGTGATTCCTTAGGAATCCTAAGTGTATCAGCAGCCTTATCTAAATCAAGTGGCTTGCCTCTTATCTTCCTCATATCTGTCATTGTGATTCCTATTAGCTAGAGGAGAGGATAGATGCTAACCTACCCTCTCCTATGTAGCTTTCATTTCTTCGGTGCAGCCTTCTTTCCCTGAACAGGATGTTCTGATGGAAATATCTTTTTCTTATCTTCTCTCTTCATCATTATCTCCTTTACTCCAAGGTTAGCCAGACCTCAAGGTCACCATAGCCACTCTCAGTTCTCTGAGTCAGGTAGCCTACAGTATGAGTACCATAGGAGGCCTTCAAGGCTATGCAGCCATCAGTATGCAACTGAGCCATTCGCTCATCGGCGCTGTCTCCAAAGTATGCAGTTGGAGTTATGATACAGCGTCCTCGTCTCTGCACCCATGCAAAGTAGTTAGCAGTAAATCCTGTTGCTAAACAGACACCGAGAGATGATACATAACTGGAGCCTTCAGCAGCAGCATCCTTCATCTGACTAAATATGGACTTGTAAGCAGTCACACCAGTACCACCAGTAGACTCAGCTGAACCAGCAGTCATGGCTGTTCTGAAGCCATTCTTACTATCTATGTAGACTCTGACATAAGTGCCATTGCCTAGCTCATTACCAGCTATTCTGTACTCTACATAGTGCCCTGATGGATATACTGCTAGCATACCATCTTCATAGAAGTTTTCAGCATCAGCCTGGTTCTGATATAGGTCGCAGTAAGTATCACCTACTACAACTGCAGCATAGAGGTTACCCTCATAGCCATCCACATCTGGCTCACCAGTAGCACCAGGACATAGGTTAGCATTTACTACCATCCTTGCTATAGGAACATTTGTTGAAGTAGCACCAATCTTACCATAGCGAAATACTCTGCCATCAGCAAACTCTAGCTTGGTTCCTAACGGATACTTCTGAGAAGCATCTTCAGTATAGACATCAGGTATAGCTAGGCTGAATTGTCCTGTATAGCAGCTAGCAGGAAGCCAGATTGCTGCTCCTCCCTTGCTAATTATCTTATGCAGCGGTCTCTGAACTGATAAACCCATTTTACTTTCTCCTTTATCCTAGAATCTTAGATAGAGCATATGAGATTTACTCTATCGCATCCACAGATTATATGGTTATTGCTACATCTGCTATGTCAAACTGTCTACCTAGACATAGTGAGGAGCCAAGTAGCATAGCTCCATAGTTGACTAGCCTAATACCTCCAGCATCATAATCTTCCAGCTCAGGAAATCTTACTAACTTGTAGAAATCTCCCATACCTTCAGTTCCACCATAAGCATAGGTTAGTCCAGGTTCCTGATTCAGCACATTGCCATGCTTGATTAGGAATAGCGAGTACATACCAGTTGAGCTGTATAGTGCTCTAGCATCTGTGGATGAACCAGTACCAGTATTAGCCTCTTCCTTCACCAGGTAGTCAGTCCTTATGATAGGAATAGCATCCCAGAATAAGACACGCTTGCCTAGCTCATTATAGCCTAGAGTCAGGAATCCAAGATTGCCAGCAGTAGAAGTCATTAGTCCAGCAAATCCCTTCTCCTGATAGGCAGCATCCATTCTGCGGATGATTTCAAAAGGAGCCCAGATTTCATCCACACCATGCTTCATCTCATCCACCTGCATCCTGAGCAAGGCTAGTGACAGACCAACCTCATTAGCATCCAGATTCTTTGGGTCATTACCTCCAGCTGCCCAAGGAGTAGCTAGTGGTGCTCCATGTTCAGCAGCCAGTGCATGTAGTCCATCAAACTGTTTGCTAGACCCGTAGGTGTTGTCAGCGTAGATTATCCTAGCACCAATCTTCCGCTTCATAGCCTTCTCACACTCCAGAAGCGTCCTAGCCTCATAGTTAGTGTAAGTGCCATAGATGCCAGGTAGGAAGTGGTCAAGCTTCCTCTGGACATAGCTTCTGCGAAGAGTCATTTCCTTCTCTTCATAGTCTACATCCTCAGACCAGGACAGCTGCTCACCAATATCTAGGTCAGTTACAGCAGCTTCAAGAGTAGCAACATTAGCTGGAATTTCTCTTAGCCATTCTATTTTTAGTCCGCTGTGAGCCGCCTGACCAACAGTTACCCTTTCCAGAGGGTTATTGCGTTTTATATCTTCTTCAAAGACGCCAGGAATCTTCATTGACTGCGTCAGCTTCTGAGCTGCAGCCAAATTGTTCCAATGTCCACCTGAATCAGCCATGATATTTCTCCTTTACTAAATTATTTTGCTGCAGGTTCAGCATTTCTGACACCACGCACAGGAGTATTCTCAATAATCTTAGTAGCTCTCTCCATAGCAGATAATGGCTCTGCTCCGCCTCCTGCTCCTCCTACAGCGTAGTTGCCAGGACTGCCTCCTCTGCTTGTTGATAAAGCCTTTAAGGCTTCCTCAAAAGAATCAAGAGCTTTCATATCTTTGTCTGCTAAGCTATCAGCAGGAACATTATACTTCAGTACCAATAATGCTCTGCGATGCTCCAGAGCACTAGCTGCATCAGCAGTCAGTGTCTCTACCTTTGCTAAGGCTTCATCTCTCTCTGTCTTGATTCTCGTAACCTCATCATCAGAGGCTACACCCTTCCCTTGGGCATTTTCTTGGGCTTGCTTTAGTTGAGCGTTTAGGTCTGCAGCCTTTTGCTGCTCAGCAGACAACTCTACTCTGATAGCATCTATAGCTTGGTTATGAGTTGCCTGAGCAGTTTCAAGCTGAGATTCTAAACCCTTCTTAGCAGCAATCAGGTCAGATTCAGGAACAACCTTCTTTCCATCTAGGAAAGTAGCACCATCCTTGATTTCTACCTTAGGCTCCTTTACTTGTGGAGTAGGAGTAACAGGAGCTGCAGGTGTCTGGTCAGGATTGCCACCAGAAGCATCAGTAGGCTGATTCTCTATAGTCATGATAACCTCCCTTTATATTAGGATAACACACATAGTAACCGATGTCAAGGATACAAAATAAACCATTGCCATAATTGTATATTATCTGATTTCTCCAATCATTGATGATGTGAGATACTGTTCTCTCAGATTATTATAGATTTCTTTAGATTTAGTAGATAGCAGGTTAGTAGTAGTTCCAAAGAATGATAGCCAAGCATCAAGCTCAGGGTCAAGCATTCTCAGTCTCATCCTAGCTTCTCTAAGTTTCTTCTGAAATCCTGAGATAAGTTTCATACCATCAGAGCCTACTACTTCTAACAGTGCGTTATGTTC